TTGTCTCTGTCTCTGACAAGCTGGTCTTGGTAGGGTATAGTCTTGTCCCGTGGTAGTCTGATAGACATCACCTGGTTGTCAGCTTGCCCTATCAGCTGATAAGATAGGTCCTTGTCTTTCACTGAGAGGTCCATGAAAGAGTATGTCCCTAGTGTCCATTCTTTCTGGGATATACCTTCCTTTCCAGCTAGGTCATGATAGTACAAAAGACCTGACTCTGGGGGAGGGTCGAGGTGTATGTCTGTGGGTCGGAGATCAGCTACTCTGCAAACCATCATACTGTCTTCAAAGAAATCATGAATGTATGTGTAGGCCCCCGGCATGTCGAAGAGGTCGTCGAGAGCCATACCTACGGGGTACACTTGACCCCTTCTCTGATGCTGGCACCAGGAGCTTAGATCCATCTCCAGGAACATAGTTATGTATTCTTCAAGGTCAACAGGGTTTGTCAGTGACAGAAATGTCTTCAGAACGTCTAGTCTGTCCTTAGTCATTGTTTGAGGGGAGATATATTTGAACACGTTGTCTGCAAGGTTTGACTCAAGCAAAGCCCACACCAGTCTCATCTCAAAGACCATCATTGCAAACATACGGGCTGAATCTTTGAATTCTCGTTCTTTCGGATACAAGCAGACAATCTTCCAAGACTCAGGTATAATCCGGTACATTACCATATGGATGAGGTGTCGTGCGTCAACAGTCCTCCTCTGGAGAAGCTCAAGCAGGAGTCTTCTCTCACTTTGTGCGGGAATGTCTTTGTCCCAGTTTGATGCAATGTTGTCCCTGTATTGTGATATAGATTTGTCGTCCATGAGTTCAAGGTAGTTAGGTGCAAAGTCAAACTCAAACACACGACCAAATCTACAAGAGGCCCAGTCTGACAGTGGGTAGCTGTTACGAGTGAGAAACCGTCTCTGTTTACTGTACAGGTCATACAGTGTGGTGGTCTTGTCACTGAAGATCATGTTAGGCCACCCTTTCTGCCTGACATATGTTTCCAGAAACATCCGGCAAAAGTTCCAGCCGATCTCCTGAGAGTCTTTGAATGTTGCCGATGATGGAGCTGTACAAGTCTCTTTCACTGATCTCATCCCCGCAGCTGGGTCAACCAGTGGGTGACCAGATATTTTTTGGAGGCCAAAGATCTCAACAACTTGTTGAATTGTTCTCAGAGGTTTTACAACATCAACAAACGTTTCTGCCAGTGACAGTTCTAGAGGGTTTAGTCCGATAGCAAGTTCCTTAACCTTGATCTTCTCCACCATCCTGCTGTAAGACCCCCTGAGACC